CCTTTTCAATGGTTTCGTACTTTTCGGTGATTGTAAATAACGCTTCGCCTGTGTATGTAAGATAATAGGTTTTCCCGCCTATCTTTTTTATGATCGCTTTCATTTTCTACCCCTTTTTTGTTTTTGTGACCATAATGGTCACATTTTGCTGGAATATAAGAAGGGCGGGTATGATCCCGCCCCGCTCTTATTGTGTTGTTTAGTCGTCTTCTTCCGGCGGTGGTACAAACGGCGTGCCTTTAAGTTTGGAGTCACACCATGCTTCACAAGCGGCTTCGCTTGCAAATTCTTTTGTAACGCGCCACTGCCCGGTATTGCTTTGATATACCGTAAAGTTTGTTGCGCTTGTACCGAAGGTTACGCTGTCGCCCTTCGTTTGTGCCGTGTCATTTCCTAACACGGCTTGTACACGCGGATAATAATAACCCTTAAAGAGTTTTTTACCACGGCGCATTAAAACTTTGTGATAGGTAAGTCCTCCGGGCGGGGGCGTGTCGCCCGCCTTGTACGATACTTCACCGTTTGAAACGGTTAAGCCGTAAATTTCTTGTGCTACGTCGTCAACAACATCATCGGTTTCAAGTGCAACCGTACCGCTTGAAAATTCGTCAACGCTTTCTGCGAGTTCGTCGTCTGCAAAAAGTTTACCCGACGCATAAGTGATTGAAAGATCGCCTTTGATTAACCGCCCTATTGTAACGGGTGTATCATAAGTCGGTAATGCGTTTTCGGGTTCTGTTTGTATTTTTGCAAAACGGGGACGCTTTGCGCCAAAACTTGCCATTGTATGTTCCTCCTAAATTATTTTTATTATAAGTTTTTTGAGTCCACAAAAGCGTGATAAATTTTTTCAGCTTTTGCGGTTGCTTCGTCCCCGGCGGCGTTGTTTGCTTTATCAATGAACGGGCGGGCGGGCTGCCCCTTTTTTCCAAACTCATTTATAAATGCTACTTCCGCGTTGCGCCGGGTGCTTTTTTTGTAACCTTTTCTTACGTTGTCGCTTCGGCTGCCTTCCGGCTTGATTTCTATAACCCTGCCGTCGGCTGTCTTTTTTGATTTTCCGCGCTTAATTGATCCGGCTGTCGTACCCGTGTAATACGCGCCGCCTAACATTGTGCGGGCTGCGTTTTGTTGCGCTTTTTCAATAACATCTGCTTTTGCAAGCAGCATATCATCTATAACGCTGTCGGGCAGTTCAGCAAGTGCCGCAAAATCGGGTATGAGTTCGTCAAGCCCGATTACCGTCATACTTGCCATTTATTCACCCCCGGCGACAACTGCAAGTGTACACTCGAAAATATGGTGTTGCCCGTCCGCGTCGGTTGCGTCAACCGTTGACGGGAAGGTAAAGCCCGCTTCATGTACCGCTTTTTTAATTTTGCGGCGCATTACAAGGCTGTTTTTACCTGCAGGGCAAAATAAGTGTACTTGCGCGTATATGATTTCGTGTCCGGGTTCGTCGTCGGCGTAATCGGCGGGTAACGTATAGTAATTGAATACAATATATGTTTCGTTTGGGTCTTTAGGTAAGTACGTCCCGGCTTGCACCGGGGCGATACCTTCAACCGCTTTTTTTAACATACTGCTTACGCTCATTATGTCCCCCTTCTCGATCTACCTACCGAAGCGGGCAACGTAGCAAGGGCGCAATTAAGTTCTATTGTGTCGCCGCCCTCTGTATACGTTCGGATCACTCTGTAAGCTGTCGCCTTTTTGTGTCCGGGCTGCTTGTATTCAACAATGTTTTCCCCGGTGTAATCTGCGGTTCTTACTTCAAATGTCATAGCCATATCAACGCCCGCTTGTCTTGCGGCGTAAAATTCAGCCCGTTTGACGGACTTAACGTTAATAAAAACGTTCTTTACTCGTGATACCTCTGTTTCATCTGTGTAACCGTCTTCATCGGTTGCGTTTTCGATTTTGACTAAATCCGCAACTTCACTCCAAAACATTTTACAAGCCCCCTTTTTATTGCGCGGTATATTTTTGTGACAATAGCAAGCGGTGTTTAAGGTCTTTAAACGCGGCGCGGTATTTTTCCGAGTCCGCGTTATCAAGTCCAAATTCCGCCTTAATGTACGTGCCTATCGCCCTTTTTATAAGCGCGTCGGCTTCGTCGTTTGCTCTTGCCGGGTTCACGCCGCCCAAAATAAGATCATCACGGGCGGCGTGTATTAAATCTTTAATTTCGCCGTCGGCGGCGGTTGCCCGTAATCTTAAATAAGATCGCATTGCGGTTACATATCTTGTTGATAGTGCCGCTTGTTTTTTTGTCCCGCTCACGGCTTTTACCTCCTGTGTGTTAATGGTTTGCTTTTACCGTTTAGGTTGCTGCGCCTTTTAACACTATGATAACGCCGTTTGGATCAAGCAGTTTGCCGTCGCAAATAAGGATCGCTTTGTTTTTGACTTTGTTGTCGTCGTGATCCGTCCATTTAACAACGGTCATTTGCATATTGCTGTTAATGGCGTAATCCTGCGGATTAAAGAACACGGCTACAACGTCGCCCGTTGCGGCGGCGTTAAAGTCTGCGATAACATCGTCTTCGACGGTTGAAACGGTTTTGCCGCCGAAGCGGTAAGTTTCCGCGCCGTCAATGCCGTAATTAACGCGCCCTATCGGCTGCCCGGTTGTGTCAACCATGCCGTCGATCTGTCCGTCAAACGTTCCTTGCGCCATTACAAAGATACCGTTGCGGTATGCTTTTTTCATTTTTGCAAATACTTGTTTTTTCCACTCTGACCATTTGCCGAAGTTCGGCACGGTCATTGTGATTTTGTTAGCGGCGGGTACGCGGGTATCTTTTGTAATACCTAACGCTTGCCCCGTGCCTGTTCCAATAAAGATAGCTTTTTCAAGTGCTTTTATAATAGCTTCAACGGATAGCTTTACAAATTCAGCTTGAAACATATCATACGTTACGATACTTGCAAGCAAGGTTTGTGCGATTTTACACTCAAGCCCGAAGTAACTAAATGTAACACTTGTGTTTGCTTGTATTTTTTGATCGTCGCTTTTGCTTTCGCCAACCCACGAAGCCGTCGGCATAAGTGTAAGGATCGGTACGTCAACGCCGCCTTGTATATTCAGCTTGCGGACTTTTGCGTATATTTCGCCGTAGCTGTCAAGTTTGCGTATAATTTCTTGCAAGGTTGTTTTTGGGATAACCGCGCCCGCGTCGGCTGTTGCTGTAACCGCGTTTGCTCTGTATTCTGCCGGGATCGGCTCGTTTCGGCATACGTGGTTCATAAATGCGTTGCGGTATTCCGGGGTATCTGTGGGGTCGATTTCTGTACGCGCTTCGTTTGCTGCCGGTATCATTGCGGCGGGTGCTGTCATTTGCATAACAGGTGTTCCCGGCGTTACGCTGTTTGCAATATCCGTAAGCAATCTTGCGCGGGCTTCGTTGTTTCCTATAAGAAGGGCTTTTGCTGCTTTGAGTTCGTTGACTTCGGCTTCACGCGCTGTAATGTCTTCCGCCGTCATTTCCGCGCCGCGCTTTTCAATTTCTTCTGAAATTTCCGCAAGGCGGGCTTCAATTTGCTGTAAATTCATTTTTGTTATTCCTCCACTTTAATTTTTAATAATAATAGTTTTTTGCGCCGCTCTAACAACTCCTGTTGTTCTTTTCCGATCACTCCGTCAACAAAAGAACGGGCGGCAATATCAGTACCGCTATTTGCGGGATAACTGACTGCGGATACATCGTACACCTTTTTGATTTTAAGTATTGTACGTGTCCGGGTTTCTTCGTTATAACTTTCTTCCAGTACGCGAAAAGCCCATGACATTTTCGTTACAAGTCCGGCTTTTATTTCTTTGTGCATATCTTTAGCGGCGCGGCTTTTTGACAGATCGGCAAATATAAATAAGCCTTTTTCGTCGGCTTCAATTCCTAAAGTGCCGTTTGATCCACGCGCTAACACTTTGCCTTCGTGATCGTATTGCATGATAATATCCGATAAATCGGCTTCATTAAGCGCGTTGCGGTCAACTATTTCGTAATACTTTATGCCGTCGTATTCATAAAGTATGTACGGATCGTTAAACGTTGTTGCATAACCTTCAACATATTTGTCGGTGTCGAAGCGTTTTGATGTGTCTGACGGGATCGCCAACGGCATAGCCATTGATCTGTATTCCCTTTCGTCCTTAACTGGCATTGTCATTATCCCCCTGTTTATTTAATACATTTGTCTATAACTATGCGGGTTTCGTCGGTTTCCTTTTTATCATCTTTTTTATCGTCAATAGTAGTATGCGCCCCGCCTGTGCCGGAGTCGTCGCCCTCTATTGTGATTTTTCCTTGCTGTGATAGTTTGGCTAGTTCTAAATCTAGTTCTTTGCCTAAGTCTTTTAATGCGGCATATTCGCGGCGTATATAAAATTCGTCGCCGTTATCAACGTGTGGTAAACTCCATATATCCATAACGCCGTTACGGCTTAATAATCCCCGGTCAAATAACGACGTTGATAGCTGTAATTTTGTTGAATTGCTTGCATACTGTAATCGGCTTGCAGTTAAATAAATGGCGTTGCCGTGCGATAATTCCCGCTCTGTAAACGACATATTTGTTAATGCAAGCGATAGTTGTAAGGCTATAGGCTCGACGCAACCGTCATAAAATGCGTTCCACTCGTCTTCGGTGTACTTGTTTTGCACAATGTTTTCATTTGTACCGAAGTAATTAAATACATTGTCTTGTATTGCTTTCATTTGCAGGGCGTTTATAGTAAATGGCTTGTTTTCGATTTGCTTAACGTCTGAAAACTTATTATCATAAATAAGCATTGCGCTTTTGTTTTCTTCGGATAAATTTTCTTTTGCGAACCTGTCCCGCTCTAATTGTATGTCTTCGTCGGCGATCATGTTACCGATTTTTCCGATAAAGCGTATAAAAGCGGAGTTTTTAACCGCCTGTATGATCCCTTGATTTTGCGTATGTATCAATTGTGAAGTCGGTTTTAATGCTTGATTATCCGATCCGAAAAAGTCGTCCGCGTACTGGTGGCGTGTCAATATTCCAACTTTATTATATTCTATTGCTACGCTTTGACCGTTTGAAAATGTATAGCGCAAATATGGATTGCCGCTCCGGCTTATAACTTCGCACATTTGCGGCAGGGCAGGGAAGTAACCCGTAATGTGTCCGGCTTCATCTTCAACGGGTACAATAAAAGCCGTGTTATTTACTAAAAGGATCGTAACAACCCGGCTTAAAAACTGTGACATACTCATAAACGGGTTAGCGCGGTATTGTAACAATGTGTTAAGGTGACTTAATTTACTGCCGCGTATTTCCGGCTTTAGTTTGCTGCAATTATTTGCAATAGAAAATATTGAAAGCCTTATAAGTTCCATTTCATATAAACTTTCGGGCGCGTTTGTAAACACGGGCGCGTACCCGGTAAGCATTTCAAAGAAGCCGTCCGTATTTATGTTTACGGACGGCTTCTTAAATATTTTATTAAATAATCCCATTTCTTTTACTCCTTACGTTTTGCAACATTTTTAAGCATTGTACCTATTTCGTTATAATATTTATGCCTTACGGTCATTGCGTCAATAATTGATACGAAGCCGTCGATCCGCGCCCGTTCCTCTATCTTGATCGGGCGAAACTTGCGCGTTTCTAAATTATGTTTAAGCGCAACGTTAAGCAAATGCGCTTTTAATAAATTATTATCGCATATTTTAAAGTCGCCGTCTTTTATGATCCCTTCAAATTCACGTATAACCGGGGCAAGGTTTTCGCCTTGCCATACGTCGTCCGTGTGAAAGCCGTATGATTTTAAGCTGTCAATTAAATATTGCGCGCTGTATCTGTCATAACCGATTTTTAATACATAAAGTTTATATTGTTCACGAAGTATTTTAAACCAGTTAAAAACGTCGTTATAATCAACGTGGTTTTCCCCGGATAGTGTCAACACGCCTTTTTTGACAAATATGTCATACGGTACGCCGTCGATCGCCGTACCAGTTTCAAGCCTGTTTGCGGGCATAAAGAATTGACAAAATGCGTATAACTTACCGTCCCGCTCTATTATCACACTTGCGGCGGTCAAGTCTGTTGTTTGTGACAGATCAATACCGCCGACGGCGTAGCACCCGGTAAATTGTTTTAATGTTTTATTTGTCCCGGCTTTGTCTACAATGCCGTATTCAAGCCATGCAACACTTGAATTTTGTTTTATGTTGCAATATTTTACAAGAAATTCACGGCGTTTACTTATGCTTATTTTCGCAACATTGATTTCATCTATAAAGAATTGTTCAAATACTGATACGCCTATGTTTGGGTTTGCCTTGTGAAGTTCTTTTATATCGTCCCACTTGTCCGGGTCGTCGATCATGTATAAAAACGGTAATAACCTCCGCTCGTTGCTTCTACCTTTTAGAAATGCTGTTGACCGGGTTATAAGTTCGTCAAATATTCCATCGTTTTCATAACCCGCCGTGCTTATGTTTAAAATAAACGGTTGTTTTCGTGATCCTTGCGCGGATTTCATGACTTCGTATTGTTTGAGTCCGCCGTCCCCGCGCCATGCGGCAACTTCATCATTTATTACAAGTTCCGGGTTAAATCCGTCGGATTTTTTAGCATTAAATGCAAGCGGTTTTATAAGCGCATTATTACTTTCAACGTATATATCTGACCGTCTTTTTTTTGATATTTCGCTTAATTCCGGCTCTTTTTCTATCATTTTATGACATAAATCGTACACAATAACGGCTTGATCCAGTTTCGGCGCAAGGCAATATATTTCTGTACCGTATTCACCGTTTATATAAAGCACGTAAGCCGCTATTGCAGCAGCAAAAAGGCTTTTGCCGTTTTTTCTTGCTACGACAATAAACACTTCACGCCATACGCGAAAGCCGTATGTGTCAACGATCCCAAATATGCAACATATTATAGCTTTTTGCCATAATTCAAGTTTTAAAAGGTCGTCCCTTCCTTTGCTATGGTGGCAGAAGTTTTCAATAAACTTTATCGCCTTGTTTGCCTTCTTTTCATCATAAAAATACACGCCGTTTTCTAAGTCGTTTACAATGATTTTATAAACGGCTTTGATCCATTTCCCGGCTATTATTTCCCCGCTCTTTATCCGGGTATAATATTCGTAAATGTAATTACTTAACGGCATGAATTATTATTCACCTTTTAATGTTTCTAACGCGCTTTTTTTAGCGCGTACCGGGGGCGCAAGGTCGGCAAGCGTCTTGATAATAGAAGCGTGGTTACGTGTCATTGCAATATGAGTTTTTACCGCTTCGCTTTGCTTTGTACCCCATTGGTTAGCACCGTTTTGATATTCTTCGGTGTAACCATTTTTGTTTATATCCTCTTGCAGTTCCTCTAGGCATATTGCCATAAATGCAGCGTTTTTTATAAGGCTTTCGACGGTCTTCTTTTTGTTTGCGTCTAACTCTTTAAAAACTCCGCGTAATCTTGTAATCTCTGTCTTAACTTTTTGTTGTTTCGTCTTCTCTGAGGAAGTCGCCATAAATATAACCCCCTTTTCCGGGTTCACCCCACCCCCCCGTCATGTACACCCGTCATACGCGCACACGCGGAGTAAAATTCATGGGTGCGCTCGGTTGGTTTCGGCGGTGGTCAAAAATTTTTTATGGGGGGTATACCTATCAGTACGCCCCGCTCGTCAAACTTGTAACGCTTTTGAGTTTGCCGCGCTAAATGTTCTTTGTTGTGACAGTCCATGCACAAGGCTTCTAGGGTCATGGGGTTAAGGGCTACGGCAGGATCGTTTATGTTATCCTTCGTTAAATATATTTTGTGATGAACAATCTCTGCAAGTTTTAATATATTATTTTGTTCGCAACGTTCACAAAGATTATTAACACTTTGTAAATATGCTAAACGTGTGCGCTGCCACTCTGCGGACTGGTAAAACTTTTTTGCAAATTCTTTCATGTATGCTCCGTTAATAAATAAACGCGCCCCCTCTACATGGTGCGCGTGGTGACACGTATACATACTACGGATAGTATAACGGTCACTTGTGCGTGCGTCAATGGCACGTTTGTACGCGCATAATGTGCAAGGTTATAATGCTTGCGTTCCGTATAATCTGATTGCAAGTTTTCTAATAAGTCTTCCACGATTTCTTCTAACTGTTGTTGGATCGCAAGGAATACTATCAGCTATATCAACGTCGGTCATGCCGTGTATGAACCTACCCTCTACGGCTCGGTAGTATGTGTCCCCCTGTATGGTGTGCAGGGCTGCGGCTATGGTAGCGGCTTCGTGTTCGTCGGCGGCTATTGTTGCTTCCATATCGGTTATAACTGTACTTACTATTTCGTCCGGCGTTAAGCGTATACCGGGACGGGCGAAACGCTTAACGCTTTGTGATCGTTCGGGTGATCCGTGCGTAAGTATGTGCGTTACCATTTCTTTTTCTGCCGCTATTTTGTCAAGCAATACCGGGTAAGCGTAAAGCCGCTTTTCTGTCGCCTTGTATGCGTCGGTTGCGTTTCGTGTTGCTATAATATGCGCGGCGTTTATAGCTGCCGTTACCGCCTTGTCTATAAGTTTGTCAACGTCTATCGGCTTTTCTTTTTTTTGTGACATTAGATCACTCCTTGTTATTCTTGCCCGGCTGTAAATAACCCGGCGATACCAACCCGCATTATATCTTTTGCGGTTTCGTCGTTTCCGATCCTATCTAAACATTCACGGCATACGGCTTTTGCAAGCGTCGCGTAATCAAGTGCGGTTACGTTGTCGGCTCTTGAAAATACGCCCGTAAATATATCGTCCTTTGTGTCAACTGCTGCGATCATTGCAAGGTTGCCGCTATATTCTGTTACGGTTTTGTCTTTATCCGTAAGAGTAACATAAGCACGGGGCTTTTCTGCTTCGGCACGTAATGTTGCTTGTACTTCGGTTTGCGTCATGTTCTCTATATCAACCGCCGCTTGTGTGTCCCGCTCTTTTTGTGCTTGCCATTCGGCGGGGGCTTTATTGTCAACCGCGTGTACGGCGGCTTGCATTTCTGCAAGTGTTCTATTTTCTTTTGTCGGCGGGGGCGTTGGATCATGTTTTATAATCACGCCCGTTTCTTTGTAGTGTTCAAACGCGGTGCGTTGATCCTTCGGCTTTTGTGTTGACAGTTCATAAGCTGCCGTCATTCCAAAATTACCTGCTTGAAATTCTGCCATAAATTCGGGTATTAAATGCTTGTTTATACTTTCCATGCGCCCAACTTGTGCCGGGGACACGTTTAACTTCTCTGCTACGATTTCACGCATACGCCCTTTAAATTTATGTCCGGCGTTTTTCAAGTATGTTAAGTGATCCTTTATCCGTTTTGCCTGTGATGATTTTTCAAAGTCAGATAACTCCCGCGCTGTTGCGTTTGCGTAAATAAGTTTTAACATTGTTTCGTCATGGCTCACGGCTGCGTCAACCCTGCAAGGAATTGTCGCGAAACTTTTGCCGTCTTCATCATGTAGCATTTTGCAAGCCCTGTAACGACGTTCCCCGCTTATGATCTTATAGCCGCCGGGGGTATGTTCATAAACAACAATGTTGTGAAGTAATCCCATTTCTTCAATACTTGCTGCAAGTTCTTTTAACTCTGACATACTGTAAAAGTTTTCACCCGTCGGGTGTATACAACCTATCGGTATTTCTTTCGTAAATCCGGGCGCGGTTATTTCGGCGGGCGCGTCGTCATATCCCATAAGATAGCCGGGCGCAACTCCAAATAACCCCGCAATAGCAATGAGCGTTTTTGTGTCCGGCGTGTTTATATCCTTTTCCCAGTTTGAA